GAATGGCATTAGGATCGCCCTGTATTGGATAACGATTGCTTCCAAAAGAGATAATCTTTTTTACTATTAATAACATAAACTCAAAGGAGATAAAATGAGTGCATCTATCGACCAAGCCTTTATCACACAGTTTGAAGCTGAAGTGCATATGGCTTACCAAAGACAAGGAAGCAAACTCAAAAATTTAATCCGTGTAGTTAATGGTGTATCAGGTGAATCTGTTAAGTTCCAAAAAGTTGGAACTGGTGAAGCAACAACTAAAGCGAGACACGCAGAGGTTGTAGCAATGAACATTTCTCACACAAATGTAACAGCTACTTTAGCAGATTACTATGCATCAGACTATGTAGATAAATTAGATGAGCTTAAGACAAACATTGACGAAAGAGCAGTAATTGCGAATAACGCAGCTTACGCTCTAGGTCGTAAAACAGACAGTATTATTACAACAGCAATGGAATCAGCAACTAAGGTTGCTAACAATGCTGGAGCTAATGGTACAACTTCACTAGCAACAGATATGAATGTAGCTAAATTCAAAGATATGCAAGCAAAATTTGGAACAGATGATGTTCCTGATGATGACCAAAGATACTGGGCTATTGGTCCAGAACAATGGGGTGATCTTCTTGCAGAAGATAACTGGTCTAACCTAGATTATATAGGTCCAAGCCAATTACCTTTCGCTGGTATGAACTATACTGCTAAGAGATTTTTAGGTTTCTTAACATTTGTTCATTCAGGTCTTGAGACTTCAGGTTCAACTGACAGACACACAATCGCATGGCACAAGTCATCTATGGGATTAGGTGTAGGTTCAGAAGTAAGAACAGAAGTAAATTACATTCCTGAAAAAGTAGCTAATTTATTAACTTCTTATTTATCAATGGGTTCAATCTTGATTGACACCAATGGTATTAAGATCCAGAAATGTGCAGAATAGGAGTTATATATGGCATACGCAATAGACAATCCTGTTAAAAAAGCAACCCAAATGGGTGATACTAATTCTTTATGGTATTACACAGATGGAGATGCAATTACTGCAATAGATGATGCTGATTACTTTTTGTTATCTAACGCTGATTTAACTGCTGGAGATGTTATAATTGTAAATAGTGGTGGCTCAAACGCTGTAGTAGATATCTTAATTGTATCTGCTTCAAGTGCTTCTACTGTTACAACTGTAATATTAGCTTAATTAACATTTAATATGTGGGGGGAGAAATCCCCCTACTAAACATAAAGGATAAAAAAAAATGGCAATTATAGGAGCTGGTCTAAAACTAGCAAAACAATTACTTAAAAATAAAGGTTTACAAAAAGCAATTAATGTAACTACAACACAAACAAACAAATTAAAAACTGCTGTAGGAAAAGCAGATCTTGGTGGAAAAGCTTCTAGTGCAATAACTAAAGCAAAACCATTAGCTAAAAAAGTTACTCAAAAAGCAAAAGAAGTTGGAAGTAAAGCTGGAAGTGCGATTGCAAGTAAAACACCAGAAGGTGTAAAGAAAGTTGCAAAAACAGTTGGTAAAGGTGCTGCTGGTGTAGCTGGTGGTATTGCTGCAGTTGGTGGTGGAATTGGTGCTGGTACAGGTGCTGTAATAGGAGGTACAACAGCAAGATTAGGTGGTAAAGCTTTAAGAGCATCTAAAGATGCTATTGCTAAAGCAAGAGGTAAACCAACAAAATTAGGTGGAACTGCAGATAGAAATATAGGAAAAGCAGAAGCTTTAAATCGTAAAGTTGATAATACTTTTGCTGGTATGGCTGCTGGTGCTGCTATTGGTGGTATAACTGGTGTTGCTGGAGCTGGAGTTTTAGCTGGATCTTTAACTGCTTCTATGGTAAAATCATCTACTCCTAAAGAAGCTCAATTTAAACAAGAAAAATTACCAGATGGTAGATTTGTAACAGGATATTCAGACGCTTATAAAAATAGTGTGTACTCTCAAAACCAATTATCATCTAAAGAAACTGATGAAGTTAGATCATTAGTTGCTATTTTAGATAGTATTATATTATCAGAAGATCCAAGTAAAAGAAGAGTAGAGTTTACAGAAACTGCTCAATTACTAGGAGGTAAATATGGAATTTCTCACATTACTGGAAAAAATTTATCTATTATGATGCCTACTGTTATGGGGAATAATAGAACATTAAGATAAATGGCAGTAACTAAAGTAGATATTGCTTCACAAGGACTAGTCCTGATTGGTGCTAATAAGATTTCATCATTTGATGATAACTCTACTGAAGCACAAGTAGCAAGTACACTATACGAAGAAAATGTAGAATCCTTATTATCAGAATCTCATTGGAGATTTGCAATGGGACAAAAAGAATTATCTTTATTAGCTGATGCTCCTACTACTAGATATGAGTATGCATATCAAATGCCTACTGATCCAGCAGTTATAACTATTATGACAGTTACTAATAACGATCACCCTATTCCTTATTCAAGATATGGAGATAAAATATATCTAAATGGTTATGGATCTGAAAGTAAAATTTATATGGATTATGTATTTAGACAAGATGAATCATTATTTCCTACATATTTTAGATTAGCTTTAGCTTATAGACTAGCTAGTGTATTTGGTGCAGCTATAGGTAGAGATGCAGATATCTTACAATCTTACGAAGTAAAAGCTGAAAGACAATTAATTAAAGCTAGAAATATTGCTTCTCAAGAAACAACTACCAAAAAACTAAATACAACAAGATTTATAGCTGAAAGAAGGAGCAGTCGAAGTGGACTTGTTAATTACTAATGCCAAGAAAAGTAAGACAAGTATTTACTAACTTCTCTGCTGGAGAACTCAATCCATTATTAAACGCTAGAACAGATGCTAAAGCATATTTTGAAGGTGCTAGACAATGTAAGAATTGGTATCTATTAGATGAAGGTGGTGTTATGCGTAGACCAGCTACACAGTTTACAGCTGAATTACCAGCTGAATCAAGAATAATTCCTTTTATATTTTCTGAAGATGAGACAGCTCTTTTTGTTTTATCTAATAATAGATTAGATGTTTATGATTCTGATGGAGTAGTAATTGAAAGTAATATAACAGCTAATTGTAACTGGACTACAGCTCAATTATTTGAATTAAATTATGCTCAATTTGGAGATACTGTATTTCTTACTAATAGAAATAATGCTATTATACAAATTAAAAGAAATAGTGCTTCTAGTTTTGCAGTAAGTTTATATGCTTTTGAATTAGATGAAGATGTAGTTGTTTCTGGTGCTTATAAAACACACGCACCTTTTTACAAATATGAATCACCAACTGTAACAGTTACTTTATCTAGTGCTGCTACAGGAACAGGAAGAACTATTACAGCTTCTTCTGATGTTTGGACTGCTGATTATGTAGGTCATTATATAAGAGTTGATGGATCACAAATAAAAATTACAGCATATACAAGTGCAACAGTTGTTGAAGGAACTATTATAGTAACAGTAGATGGTGGTGCTGGACCTCATAACGATTGGCAAGAAGAATTATTCTCTGCACCAAGAGGATATCCTCAAGCAGTTTCATTTCACGATAATAGATTATTTTTTGCTGGTGGTAGAGATGCACCTTCAGTAGTAGTAGCTTCACAGATAGGTGGATATTTTAATTTTGATACTGGTACAGGATTAGCTAATGAAGCAATTAATGTATCAATAACTTCTGATAGTGTTAATGAAATTAGACATTTATTATCTGGTAGAAACTTACAGATATTTACTGATGCTGGTGAGTTCTTTGTACCACAAACAGCAGATCAAGCAATTACTCCAGCAACAATAGCTTTTCTTAGACAAACACCTTATGGTTGTAATAGAGCTAACCCAGTTCCTTTTGATGGTGCTACTATATTTACTTCTAAAAATGGTAAATCAATTAGAGAGTATGTATATTCAGATTTAGAACAAGCTTATAAGTCTAACAGTATATCAGTTCTATCTAGTCAAGTTATTAATAATCCTAAACAATTAACTATGATGACAGGTAATGAAGAAAGACCAGAACAATTTGCTTATTTTTTAAATAGTGGATCTACATTAGATGGACAAATAGCTGTGTTTCATAGTATTAGAGATGAGAAAATAGCTGGTTGGACAATATGGAATACTAAAACAAACGATAAGTTTCATAGTATTACATCTATTAATGAGTTTTTATTCGTAATTACTCTAAGAGTATTACCTTCAGGTAATAAATATTTGTTAGAAAAGTTTGGTAATGATGATTCTATAACTGTAGATTGCTCAACATTAACAACTGTTTATCAAAAAGGAAGTCCTGTTGTTAAAGGAGCAAGTCAATCAGGAGCAACATTATTAATTGATGGAATTACTACTGCTCCAAAAATATTAGAAACATTTTCAATAGCTGGAAATGCTACAATATATACTATACAAGCTGTAACTAATACAGATACTAATGAATACAGTTTACAATTAGATCAAAGTTTAGCTGCATCACCAGCTGATAATGCTGTAGTAACTATTGTAAAAGGATTCACACATACAGTTAATGCTATCTATGAAGCCACAAATGTGGTAGAAGCAGTTTATGGGAATGGTGCTTTGGGTACTTATACAATAGATGCTAATTCAAGGATTACATTGACTAATGCTCCACAACCTACTGGTGTAAGAGTTGGTTATAACTTTACTCCAATATTAGAAACTATGCCTATTGATAAAGAAATAGATACTGGACCATTGACAGGACAGCCAAGAAGGATTAATAAAGCTATTATAGATATTTCAGGAGGATTAGATATTACTATGAAGGCTTCAGATATAGGTGCAAAAGAACTAGTTATTCAACAATCTAATTTTACATTAGGTTCTGATCTAAGTGCAGAAAGTGGAAAGAAAGAATTTAACTTTTTGGGTTATAGTAAATCACCAACTATTACTATTTCACAAAACGAACCTCTACCATTAAAGGTATTAGGTCTAGCAATGGAGATACAATTCGCATAATGGGTGCTTCAGCAGCAATGATGGCTATAAAAGGAGTAACTTCTTCTCAATTAATGATGGCATCAGCTGGTATATCAGCTATAGGAAGTATAGCTCAAGTAAGATCTGCACAAGCAGCAGCTAATAGAAATGCATATAGAATTGAAACAGAAACTAAAATGGCAGCACTTGCAGCTGTTCAAGAAGAAAATGCAAGAAATGAAATAGCTTTAAAAGAAAGAGCTAATAATTTAGCATATCAATCTATTGCTGGTTATGCAGATGACAGTATGTCTTTTCTTAATATTAATAAACAAGTAGAATCTACAAGAATTAAAGATATATCAGATATAAGACTAATGGGAAAATCAGTACAAACAAAATATAGACAACAACTTTATGAGCTTAATGCTGAATCAAAAGATTTAACATTCGGTGGATATGCTGATTCTCTTAATTCATTAGTAAATGGTTATTCTAATTACAAATATTATAAAAATAATCCTTTTAAAAATCCAAAAGGTAATTCTTAATGGCGTTAACTACAGGAGAAAAAAGAAATCCAGTTACAGTATCTTCGATACAAAGTAGACTAGGTGTTGTTGATGCATATAGTGGTAGTGGTATTGGAGAAGCAGCTAAAGCTGTTTCTGGAGTATTAAATATAGAAGCTGATAGAAGAAGGGTACAAGAAGAAGAACAATGGAAAACTGATTTTAGTTTAGCTACAAGAGAAACAATAAGTCAATTCTCAAAAGATCATTATGATGATCCTGATGCTTTTACAAAAAAAACTGATAGTTATATAGCTTCATTAGTAGAACAATCACCAGATAGGTATAAAGCATATACAAAACAATATGCTGGATCATTAGCTTTACAAAAAGGTGAAACAATATGGAATGAATCTGAAAATAAAAGAATATTAAATTTGTTAGAAACAAATAAAAAAGAATCAGTAGCATTTGTAAATTCAAGAATAAATGAAATTACAAATACTAATCCAGCAGATTATGAACAATATTGGTTGCAGAATTTATTACCTGAATTGTCAGAAAAAATAGTAAGTTATACTAATATTTATAAAAGTGTACGAGCATCTGTGCAATCACAGATGGACACTCCAGAAAATTATGAAAGAGGTTTATATTTAGGATTTGAAACTGAAAGAATAATAGGAAAATCAAGACTAGATTTAGAAATAGCTGCATCTAAAGATAGAGAAATGTTACTAAATGGTGAAGATTATGAAGATGGATTAACTTTTGTTCAAAAAGAAGTACAAAAACAAACTTTATGGGCAAGAAAATATATTGAATCTCCTGATTCAGATAGTAATGATAATCAAGAAGTATTTATGGACACAGATGTTACTGATAGAACAACAATAATAAAAAGTGTAAATGAATTTGTAAAAGGTTTTCATAATGAAATTATTGCAGAACAAACTAAATTAGGAATAAGAATAAAAACTGATAAACAAGAAACATACAATAATATTGTAAAAGGTTTAGAAAATTTTTTGTTACCTGATACTGAAGCAGAAGTTAATGCTATAATATCTAAAAATAATTTTACTGTAGAGGAAGCTAAAGTAATAAAAGATCAATGGTACACAAGTTCTGCCATAGA